TAAATCCAAAGGTTGTTCATATTGATAAACCTTTTAAAATTCAAGACCTACCTTTACAAGATATCTATGTATTGGATGATTGGCTCAGTGTTGATTTATTTCATCACTATGCAAATGTCCATCTAAGGACTTATAGTGAATGGTCTAAAACAAATGAAGTTCAGAGCGGTAGCGCTACTGGATTTCCCCATCATAGTTTTTGGGGTGCAACTTACTTTAGAGGAGCATTTGAAGAGGATGGTTCACTAGGTAAAGGTAATTTGGTTCCTGAGAGGGGGTCAGACCCATTGAATGCCATGTTTGCTAGATATATAGATAGCAGACTAAGAACTGAATTTGGATTTAAATGGGAGAAATTTCAATACATGGGATTGAACTCTCAAACACAGGGACTAGATGGGACAACACATTCTGATTGTGCTCAAGATGAAGATTGGAATATATCGTTTCTATATTATTGCAGTCCTGTATGGTATCCATCATGGGGTGGAGATTTAAGAATTTATGATACTATGCAATTTGGACTTGATGGGAGAGCAGACCACGTCAAGAATCACCAAGTTGCTTCTGTAGAATATAAACCAAACAGATTGCTGATGTTTGACGGAAGAATTCCACATGGTGCAGATGCACCTACAACAAAAGCACGATACATGGACAGACGTTCTATAGTATTAAGAGGTGATGAAGTATCACTTACACATGAAGGAGAAGAATATCATGCCAATGATAGAATTTCACAGTTACAGCTCAGAGACCCTCGCTGATTTTAAACCAGTATTAGCAAAGAGTATTTTACCCGAGTGGTGGAAGAAAACTAAGGTAGCGGAGTTTACTCAAGGTAGACAACAACAAACTATTCGTGCTTGTCCAGCAATGGATGATTGGTTAAAGAGCGGATGGATTATTGTTGCTAATAGAGACATTCATGTTATAAATGGTGAAGGAATCAATGATAGTGGCACCAATAAAGTATTTACTTGGGATGGTAAGGATGCTTCAACCCATTCACAGTCCCATCCTAAAGAACAAGTTAGAGAATCTTTTGAATACTATGGTAGTGGTGACGGTAAAGCTCCTATAAAAGATGCATTTAAATTCAGAAATCCGTGGAACATAAAAACCCCGCCTGGCTATTCATGCTTCTACTTAGACCCATTCTTATTTCAGAATAAATACTTTGCATGTTGGCAGGGTATTATTGATACTGATACATTTAATGTTGGTCTAGACAATGCACAGATAATTTTTTATCCTAAAGTCGACCATTCATTTGTTATACCAAAAGGAACCCCTCTTTGTCAGATTATACCGTTTAAGAGAGAAGAGTGGCATGCTTCATTTGAAATAAAATCACATGAACACTGGCAAGAAACTAAAGGAAGAGGGTATAAAATAGACCCACATGACCCTTCTACTGAGAAGGTTTTATCAATGCAAGAATGGGGTCATAAAGCGCCATTTGAAGGGAAGGATGGTATTAGAGATTTGGGCCCGTATAGAAATAAGGGTTATTGGGTACCTAAAGCTAGACTATTTAAAAATGATAATCCCCCACCCGAATGCCCTATGCACGTAAGTGAAGAACAAGAACCTACTGAGGTTCAACTGGAGTTAAACTTTAATGATTAGATATTTATTCCCAACCGTCATCTTTCAAAGAAACATGACATGCCCAACACAGATGGGAGATGAGCTCGTTCTAGATGATGAATACATGAAAATGTTGAAAGATGAGATGGATGCTATGCGTAGACGTGATGGTGTTGGTAGACAAGTTTCAAATGCTTATACTGGATGGCAGTCTAACGATGGTGTAGACAATAATCCAACGTTCCAAAAATTAATGAATCGAATTAGTACAGTATTCTACCAAGAGGTTTGGAATTACTTTGGGGTTGACCCAACAAAGACAGCATTTCAAATGGGTAACTGTTGGGCAAATATAAATGATAAAACTGCATGGAACAGACCACACTTACATAATGGTTGTTGGTATAGTGGCGTCTTCTATATCCATGCTGATGGTGATGAAGGAGATTTTGTTGCTATCAATACAGACCCTAAAGTTGTTTCTGATATGCCAAATTCCAATAGACACCAAGAGTCATGGGACTTCAAACCAAAAACAGGAGAATTGATTTTATTCCCTAGTGGTATGATGCATATGGTAGCACCAAACTTGACAGACAAGGACAGATATTCAATATCATTCAATTCAGCATTTCAAATTAATGATGTTGAAGCTTATAGAAACAATTTCGCTACAGGTTGGCATCCCGATGAGAATACATTTGGTTTAGATGAAAACGGTATGTTACAAAAGTACCAATATGAACCTATTGATTGGGAAAATCAACAAGGATAACAAACATTCTTTCCTAAATAAGTGTATGGAAATTGCTATCTCACCAGGCGTACTTTGGAATATATTTCTAACACTTGTTGTCCTACCTATGGGATTCCTTGTTAGAACAATCTTATCTGAACAAAAACGTATAGACATTTTGGTTAATAAAACTAGGGAAGAAATAGCCCGTGAATATGTCACAAGAGACCAAATAGAAACAGAGTTTCAGAGAATTATCGACAAGATGGATAAACTAGATTCTAAACTAGATAGAGTAGTTTCTAAAACTTACTTCCAAGAATAGGTTCTCAACTGTTATAAATAGTAGTAGACACAAATACTACGGATTTAAAACATGGCAGAACCAAATTCAAAAGCATCTTTAAAAGAGTATATAAAAAGAAAACTCGGAGCTCCTGTACTAGAGGTTAACGTTGATGATGACCAATTCGATGATAGAATCGATGAGGGTCTTCAGTATTTCAGAGAGTACCATTACGATGGTGCAATTAAAACATATCTAAAACACCAACTAACCCAAAACGATATCGACTCATTTAAAACGAATGCAACACATAACGCAGCTACAACTGGTACACAAGCTGTATCAAATCAGACGTACTTAGAGAGTAATAGTTACATAACACTACCCGAACATGTGTTAAGTGTAATACAAGTATTCCCATTCAGTTCAGGCACGTCATCGAGTATGTTTGATATCCAGTATCAGTTAAGACTCAATGATTTATGGGATTTAACATCAACTAGTGTTTTATACTATGCTCAAGTACAGTCGCATCTATCTATGATGAATGATATTCTAGTTGGACAAGTTCCAATCAGATACAAGTCACACTCAAATAGATTGTATCTAGACTATAGTGTTGAAAAATTTAACGTAGGTGAGTACATTATCATCGAGTGTTATAGAAAATTAGACCCAACAGACATGACTGATATCTATAACGATATGTGGTTGAAGAAGTATTGTACCGCTTTAGTTAAGTATCAGTGGGGTGAAAACTTATCTAAGTTCTCGGGTATTCAACTGCCAGGCGGAGTCACACTAGACGCTACTCAGATGAAGACTGAAGCGCAAGAAGAAATTACAAGATTAGAAGAAGAATCGAGACTGAATTTTGAAATGCCAGTTCTCGATATGATGGGATAATATATGCCAACAAACGTATTTTTTAACCATGCAGTACAAACTGAACAACATCTATACGAAGATTTGGTTGTTGAGTCATTGCGTATGTATGGTAATGAGACGTACTATCTACCAAGAGAAATTGTAGAGGAAGACTCTATACTTGGTGAAGATGTACAGTCTAAATTTGGAGATGCATATTCTGTAGAAATGTATGTAGAAAATACAGAAGGATATGAAGGGGACGGAGACCTTATGTCTAAGTTTGGTATACAAGTAAGAGACCAAGCAACCTTCGTTCTTTCTTTAAGAACGTGGGAAAGATTTATATCACTAGACTCTAACCTTGCAACATCATTAAGACCAAACGAAGGAGACTTAATTTACTTCCCACTTAGTGGTTCTATGTTTGAAATCAAATTTGTAGAACACGAAAATCCTTTCTATCAAGTTGGAAAACTATTTGTATTTAAATTACAATGTGAACTCTTTGAATACAGTGGAGAAGATTTCGATGTTGGTGGTGCTGTCGACTTAATTGAAACTGAAAACGCCTACACAATAGATATGATTCTACAAGCAGATGGTAGTGGAAACTACACACGTGGTGAGAGTGTTACCCTTGGTGGTGCAGTTGTGGGTGAAGTTGTTGGTTGGGTTCCTACCACTAGAGAACTGAATATCAAAGATAACACTACAGCGATTTCTGTTGGTGATACACTCATAGGTGTAGACTCAGAAGCAGAATATATTGTTTATAGTATTGAAGATGTTTTAAACTTCTCTCATGATAAATCTGCACAAAACAAAGACTTTGAAACAAAAGCAGATGGATACTTAGACTTCTCAGAGACAAACCCATTCGGTGAGGTTACATAATGTTTGGAACATTTTTTTATAATGAGACAATGAAGCGAGCGGTGTCAATCTTTGGTACCGTATTTAATAATATTACAGTCAAGAAAATAAAAGAAAACGGAACTGTATTACATGAACAGAAGGTTCCAATTTCATATGGGCCAAAACAAAAATTCCTCGCCAGACTACAACAAGAAGCAGACTTAAGTGATAACAATAGAAGTGCAATATCTTTACCAAGACTTGCATTCGAACTTACAGGGTTTGAGTATGATGCTACTAGACAACAAAATAAACTATTACGTCACAGTAAATCACAACTAGAAACTAGTGATGGTAATAGAAGAGGATATCAATACCAACCAGCTCCGTACAACTTGAACTTTACTTTGAATGTTCTTGCAAAAAATATGAATGATGCTCTACAGATTGTAGAACAAATCTTACCATACTTTCAACCCGAGTATACAGTTACAATGAAGATGGTAGATTCTATGTCAGACATTAGAGACGTGCCAATTCAATTAACTAGTGTTAATATGGAAGACACATACGAAGGTGACTTCACTGAAAGACGTGTCATATCTTATGCACTAGAATTCACTATGAAGTTATACTTCTTTGGGCCTGTGTATACTGGAGATGTTATTAAGAGTGTTGTCGAAAGAGATTATATAAATCAAACAAGTGGTACATTTACTACAACACAAATTGATGGTGCTGGTCTTGTTAAAGAGGTCAAACACTATGAACCAGCATTCGCTGAGATTGTTAGTGCTGACACCCTTGGTACTTCAAATACATATACCTTTGCGAGTGCAATAAATAGTAAGATAAGTGTTGGGGATGAAATATTTGGTTTCAGAACCGCAGTTGGAAATGTGGTTGTTGCCACAATTTCTGAAGACAGACGTACAATAACTGCTAACGAACCAAATGCTATTTCGAAAGGAGACACACTAAAGTTTGTTGGGTCGGTACAACCAAATGACACATTTGTTGTTGCTGAAAATGTTACATTTTATGATGACGGAACAATCAGTACATTTGCTGATGATAAGGTTACCGATGCGAGTTAATTATGGCAAAAGATATAGATTCTAAATTAGACGAAGTTCTAGATATAACTTCGGATATTCAAATACAGACTGGAGAGATTGTCAAGTCTGTTCCAACGGATGACAAACGTTCTAAAAATATAGAAACAGATTACAAATACACTAGAGAAAATCTCTATGGTCTCGTTGAGCGAGGACAAGATGCAATTGACGGCATCTTAGATGTATGTAAGGAGACAGAAAACCCACGTGCATATGAAGTTGCTGGTCAGTTAATTAAAACTGTAGGAGAAACCGCTGAGAAATTACTAGACGTTCAAACCAAATTAAAGAAGTTAGAGGGTGAAGACCAACAGAGAATAGGGAAACAAGAGAACCATTTATATGTTGGTTCCACTTCCGAACTACAGAAGTTTCTGAAGAAAAATAAGAATGACAGTTAATAAGAATGAAGGTTACTTAGGTAACAGCATGATTAAGCGTGCTGGTATCGAACACCAGTACACTAAAGATGAAATGGCTGAATATTTGAAGTGTTCTGAAAACCCATGTCATTTCATTGAAAACTACACACAGATTATCTCACTAGATGAAGGTATGGTACCCTTTAAACTTCGTGGTTATCAAGATAAACTTATTGAACACTATGATGCAAATCGTTTCAATGTAGTCCTTGCATCACGTCAGAGTGGTAAGTCAATCACATCATGTGCCTATCTTTTATGGTTTTTATTATTCAAACCCGAAGTAACAGTAGCGGTTCTTGCTAACAAAGGTGCAATTTCTAGAGAGATGATTGCACGTATTGTAACCATGTTAGAGTCTGTTCCGTTCTTCTTGCAGCCTGGTGTAAAGATTCTCAACAAAGGTTCGATAGAGTTTGCAAACGATAGTAAGATTGTTGCAGCTGCAACGTCATCATCGTCCATTCGTGGATTGTCAATCAACCTACTTTATCTTGATGAGTTTGCATTCGTTGACGATGCAGAGACATTCTATACTGCAACATATCCAGTTGTAACCTCGGGTAAAGACTCAAAAGTTATTATCACTTCCACTGCAAACGGTGTGGGTAATATGTTCCATAAGATATACGAGAGTGCAATACATGACCAATCAGAATACAAATCATTCACAATTAACTGGCATGACGTGCCAGGCAGAGACGAAGCATGGAAGAAAGAGACCATTGCAAATACCTCAGAAGCACAATTTGAACAAGAGTATGGTAACAGTTTCTTAGGAACAGGTAATACACTTATCAATTCTAATACACTACTAGGTCTGAAAGCATGGGATGCTGAGTGGTATAAGGATGGTTTTAGTGTGTATCAGAAACCTGTTGAAGACCACACCTATATATGTACAGTAGATGTTGCAAAAGGTAGAGGAATGGATTTCTCTACCATGACTATATTTGATGTGAGTGCAGACCCATTCACACAAGTTGCAACGTATCGGGATAGCATGATATCACCTATGCTATTCCCCGATATTATAAATAAGTATGCAAAAGCATACAACACTGCATTAGTTATAATAGAAAACAATGCAGAAGGGTCTATGGTAGCAAGTCAGTTACACTATGATATAGAATACGACAATGTATTCACACAGGGGATGACTAAAGCTGAAGATATTGGTGTTACCATGACCAAAAAAATTAAAAGAATCGGATGTTCTACACTAAAAGAGATATTGGAGGAGAACCGATTAAATTTGATTGACAGAAGCACGATTACCGAGCTTATGACTTTCATAAATAAAGGGATGTCTTTTGAAGCAGATAGAGGATATCACGATGATATGGTTATGAATTGCGTATTATTTTCTTGGTTTATTACAACTGATTATTTTACTCACCTCACAAACCATCAAGTTAAGAATCTCTTATACTCAGAACAACAAAGAGTCATTGAAGATGATATGTTGCCAGCTGGAATATTTGGGGGTGACCCATATATAGAGGAAAGCTTTGTAGATGAGGGTGGGGATAGATGGTTCTTCGAAGAGGAAAGGAACAATCCTTAAGAATTCTTAGAATCTTTAAAGTTATAAATATATCAAGTAAAACAAAACTTTTTACATTAACAGGAGAAAAGTATGGCATTTCAAGTATCACCAGGCGTACAGGTCAAGGAAGTTGACCTTACAAATGTTGTGCCCGCAGTATCATCTACAGTAGGTGCGTACGCTGGTTCATTTCAATGGGGCCCTGTTGATGAAGTAGTAACAGTTTCAGACTCAAACGGTTTAATAGAATCTTTCTTCACACCTGCTAACACAGATGCTGGTGCAGAAGATTTCTATACTGCTGAGTCATTTCTGAAATATGGTTCATCACTAAGAGTAGTTAGGATTAATACCACAGGTATGTCTAACGCAAACGCTGCCAATTCGGCAAGTAAACTTCTGAAAGGTTCAGAAGACTATGCATCAACATATGAAGGTGGTGCAGGCGGTGTTGGTTCATTTATTGCTAGGTGCCCAGGCGCTTTAGGTAATAATATAGACGTACACGTATGTGCAACAAGTGACGCATATTTCAAAGGTTCTGCATCATTAGTCAATGACACTGATGGCGCTGACGTAGGTGACACTACAGTAACCGTAGATACTGGGACTAATTTCCTAGTAAGAGACATTATTACTTTCTCAGGTCACGCAACACAATACCGAGTTACTGCAATCAACGGAGCAGTTCTAACTATCGAATCAATCGGACAACCAGTTAAAGGTGGTCTAACAGTTGCAGTCGCAGACAATGTTGCAATCGATAGATATTGGGAACACTACGCTTTATTTGATAAAGCACCAGGCTCATCAAGTGCTGCCGTTAACGGTGGTATTGCAAATGATGAGATGCACGTAGTTGTTGTCGACAGAACAGGCGTAATCACAGGAACACCACAGACAGTATTAGAAACATACGGTTTCGTGTCTAAGTGTTCAGATGCTAAAGATTCAGGCGGTCAATTAAACTACTACAGAAACGTAATCTCACAAAAATCAGATTGGATTTGGTGGTCAGGTCACGGAACTTCACACGCAGCTGCAAGTACACACTACACTATTGCAGATATTGCTGGTGGTTCTGCTTTCCCAACACCTGCTTTACCAGTAAAATCAGTTCTTTCAAACGGAAGTGATGGTAATTTACCTACTGCAGGACAGAAGAGTGCTGCTTACACTGATAACTTCAGTGATGCAGATTCAGTAGACGTTTCATTCATGATAGTAGGTTCAACAAGAACACAAGGTGCAGATTCAGTTGCAGACCATAACACAATCGTCAATCAGTTAATTCTTGATTGTGAATTAAGAAAAGATTGTATGGTTATTGCATCACCTAGAAGAACTTCAGTAGTTAACGTTTCTTCAGAATCATTACAAACAACTAACGTTCTTGCTGATTTCGCTTCAGTAACATCTTCATCATATGCTTCATTCGACAGTGGATGGGTATACCAGTATGATAGATTCAACGACAGATATGTATGGGTGCCAGGCAACGGACATACAACAGGTATTATGGTAAGGTCAGACTTACTAAGAGACCCATGGTTCTCACCTGCTGGATTCTCAAGAGGTCAATACTTAGGTATTACTAAACTTGCTTACAACCCTAAAAAGGCATCTAGAGATGACCTTTATAGACAAAGAGTTAACCCGATTGTAACTTTTGCTGGTCAAGGAACCGTATTATTCGGTGACAAAACTGCTTTAAGTTCACCTTCCGCATTCGATAGAATCAACGTAAGAAGATTGTTTATCGTATTGGAAAAGGCAATCGCAATTGCTGCTAAGTCTCAGTTGTTCGAATTCAACGATGCATTTACACGTGCTCAGTTTAGGGCTGCGGTAGAACCATTCTTAAGAGACGTTAAAAATAGACGTGGTCTAACAGACTTCTCAGTAGTTTGTGACGAATCAAATAACACAGACACAGTAATTGACAGAAATGAATTTGTATGTTCTATATTTGTCAAACCTGCTAGGTCGATTAACTTTATTACTCTCAACTTTGTTGCTGCCAGAAGTGGTGTCGACTTTGAAGAGATTTACAGTGCAGTTTAATAGGAGTATATAAATGGCAACAATAGACCAATTTAAAGCAAACCTAATCGGCGGTGGCCCAAGAGCTAACCGATTTAGAGTGTTTGTACCTCGTGCTGGTCAGAGATTAGAATTCTTGTGTACCGCAACTAAGATACCTGAGAGTACAATTAATACTATTAGTGTACCTTTCAGAGGTCAAAATTTGAAACTTGCTGGTGATAGAACATTCGCTGACTGGTCAATTACGGTTATCAATGACCTAGACTTTTCAACAAGAACTGCTCTTGAAGCATGGTCAAATGACATTGCATCTTTATCAACAACAGAAGCTGCAACTGATACAGACTACTTGCTATCACGTGCATTTGTAGAACAATTACACAAAGATGACTCCGTCCTTGCGAGATATGAATTCTTCAACATGTTCCCAACATCAATCGGTGAGATTGCGCTATCAAGTGCAGAAGCATCTGAAGTTGAGACATTTGAGGCAGGATTCACTTATTCTCACTGGGAAAGAGTTCTTTAATAAAACAGTGAAAAACTACCACATATTGGTGGTATAAATATTAGTATGGATATATTTGGGTTTGAAATTACTCGTAAGAAAGACGAGTTAAGAGTCAAAGAGGCACCAAACGCTAAGTCGTTTGTACCTTCTCTAGAGGATGACGGTACCCCCGTCATTCAACAACAGAGTGGGTTCATTTCAGGCGGAGCTTATGGTGCTTATGTTGACATGGAAGGCGGCATTAAGAATGAGGCAGAACTCATTCGAAGATATCGTGAAACATCTTTGGTGCCAGAATGTGATTCTGCAATCGAAGATATTATTAATGAGTGTATCACGTCTGATAGTTCAGATAGAATCGTGACGCTCGACCTCAGAGATGTGAAACTCTCTGATAGCATCAAGAAAAAGATGCAAGACGAGTTTAGTCACATCTTATCTCTAATGAAGTTCAATCAGAACTCTCATGAATTATTCAGAAAATGGTACGTAGATGGAAGAATATACTTCCATAAAGTCGTTGATGGCAAGAGACCCAAACTTGGTATCGTTGACGTAAGAAATGTTGACCCTCTTAAAATTAAGAAGGTCAGAAACGTAGAAAAAGAAAAGGACAAGAAGACAGGAATAGACCAAGTCAAGAAAATTGAGGAGTTCTATGTCTTCAACGATAAGGGTTTTGATAAATCCTCATCACAAGAAGGACATGTTGTAAAGATTGCACCTGAAGCAGTGACATACACTACTTCGGGATTATTAGATTACACTAAGAATGTTGTAATCGGTTATTTGCATAAAGCATTGAAGACTGCAAATCAGTTGTCAATGATGGAGGATGCACTTGTTATATACCGTATATCAAGGGCTCCCGAGAGAAGAATATTCTACATTGACGTAGGTAACCTTCCTAAAGCAAAAGCAGAACAGTATTTGTCTGAGGTAATGAACAAGTATAAAAATAAACTTGTTTATAATGCAGACACTGGTGAAATCAAAGATGACAGAAAACATATGAGTATGTTGGAGGATTTTTGGTTACCAAGAAGAGAGGGTGGAAGAGGAACAGAAATTAGTACACTTCCTGGCGGTCAGAACCTTGCTGACATAGATGATATAGAATACTTCAAGAAGAAACTATATCAGTCACTAAACGTACCGTCAACTAGAATGGAAGCAGATAACGGATTCAATATGGGTCGTGCTTCAGAAATTTCTAGAGATGAACTTAAGTTTAATAAGTTTACAAACAGATTGCAGAAGAAATTTGCTAGAGTGTTTGTAGATATGTTGAGAACTCAATTAGTTCTCAAAGAAATAATGACAGTGGAAGAGTTCGATAAGAACAAAGACTTTCTACAATTTGATTTTGCAACGGACAACCACTTTACAGAGTTGAAAGATGCAGAGATTATAAGAGAAAGACTTGATACACTAAGTCAGGCTTCAGAGTATGTTGGTAAGTATTACTCAGACGAATATGTCAGAAAGTATATACTAAGACAAACTGAAGAAGATATAAAGGTCATTGATGCTCAAATCAAATCCGAAGGTGGAAGTGATGACGGCGGAGATGATGAAGATAATTTTGGAGGCTTTTAATAAATGAGCGAAATAGCGAAAACAATCGTAGACCAAATACAAGATGGTCAGTTACAGGATGCAAAGGATTCTATCAATGATGGAATCAAACAAAAAGCTGCAGAAGTTGTGGACATGAAACGTGTAGAGATGCAAGTTGATTGGATGTCACAACCACAGGAAGGTTAGTATGAAAACCTTTTCATCAATCTCTAGCGAGTTGAGGGAAGCGAAGTACACCATTCCTGCTGGATTCTTTCCTATGAGAAGGAATACATTGAGATTTTGTGGAGAGTCAGTTGATGTGGCATTTGTTGTCAGAAAAGGACTCACACATATAGTTTTAAACGGCAACGTCTTAGAGGAGTCCTACGAAGACCTCAAGGTGGCTGAGAGAGAATTTAAACTTATCCGACATATGATGGAAGAGATGGTGAAAGAGGATATACCTTTTGGAGAAATTATAAATGAAATTAATATCAGAGTTTAATGATTACAGTGTAACCCCTGTTATTATAGAACAGAACGAGAAGGGTGAGAAAGAATACTTTATTGAAGGTATTTTTATGCAATCTGAAATCAAAAACAGAAATGGTAGAGTATATCCTAAAGAAGTAATGGAAAAAGAAGTTAACCGTTACGTTAAGGAATTTGTTGAAAAGGATAGGGCATTCGGTGAGTTAGGACATCCTGAAGGGCCAACAATTAATTTAGATAAAGTGTCACACATGATTACATCTTTAGAAGAAGATGGAAATAATTATGTGGGACGTGCAAAGATTTTAAGTACACCAAACGGTCAGATAGTAAGAAGTCTTATCAGTGACGGTGCTAAGTTGGGTGTTTCATCAAGAGGTTTGGGTTCGCTCGAACAGAAGGGTGGCGCTCAATACGTAAAAGACGATTTCCAACTTGCAACGGCAGGTGATATCGTTGCAGACCCATCCGCTCCCGAAGCTTTCGTTGAAGGTATTTATGAAGGGGTAGAATGGGTAATGGAGAATGGTATATTGAAGGCGGTAGATATGGAAAGGATGCAAAATGAGTTAAAGACTGCATCACTAAATAATCTTGAAGAAACCAAACTTAATCTATGGAAAAAGTTTGTTAAAAACCTATAATATATAAATAAAAAAGTAAACTCAAACAGGAGATAAACATGGCAGAGTTAGAAAATAACCTAGAAACAGTATTAGAGGCAGGTCAGCCTGACGCTAAAGCTGAGAAGGGAGATTCAAAACCAGTCAAACAAGGTTCATCTGATGCCGAATCAATCGAGGCAGGCAAAGTTGAAGTCGTTAAACCTGAAGAAAATCCTGTTGACAAAGCAGTTGACTCAGTAAAGAAGGCAGAAAATGTTAAGGCAGTCAGTGGTGACGCCCCACAAAAGAATGCTAGTAAACCTGATGCTCAACCTAAATTGCAAAAAGTTAAAGAAGAAGAAGAGTCAGAAGAGTCTACTCCTTCTAAAATGGAATCAATAAAAGCTATCGTCAACACTATGAAGGAAATGACAAAGGAAGAACTTCAATCAGTCTTTAGTGGATTGACAGAAGAAGAAGTTGACGAAAGTTTGACAAAAGCAGAACAAGCAAGAAAGATTGTTGATACTTTAAAAGGTATGGACGAAGAGTCGGTCGCTGAAATGTATGGCAAGATGAAGAAGAAAGAAGAAGTAGAAGAAGAAGTCGCTGAAACAAATGTTGAAGTTGATGAAGAAGTTTCTGCTGAACTAGAGTCTTCACTCGTTGAAATTGAAATAGATGACGACCTATCCGCAATTTCAGAAGCGCTAGAACTTTCTGAAGAAAATGCTGAAAAGGCAAAGACTATCTTTAAGGCTGCTGTAACTTCAAAAGTTGCAGAAATTAAAGAATCACTTGAGTCACAGTACTCAGAAGAATTACAAACCACAGTAGAAAAAGTTAAAGGTGACCTTGCGGAATCCGTAGACAAGTATCTAACATATGTTGCAGAAGAGTGGACGAAAGAAAATGAACTTGCAATTGAACGTGGTTTGAGGTCGGAAATGACTGAAAACTTTATTGAAGGTATGAAAACATTGTTCGTAGAACATTATGTTGACGTTCCTGAAGATAAGTATGATGTTATTGATGAACTCGCAAATCGTCTCGATGAGATGGAACAAAAACTTGACGGTGAAGTAAATAGAAATATGGATGTCACTGAAGAGTTGGATACACTCAAAAGAGCAAACGTGATAAGAGAGGCCTGCGAAGACCTATCCGAATCACAAAAAGAGAAACTAGTTTCACTTGCAGAAGGAGTAGACTTTAAGACTGAAGAAGATTTCGCTGAGAAAGTTTCAGAAGTTAAGAATGCATACTTCCCTGTAGATGGTGAAAAACTAGTTGAAGATACTGTTGTTGAAGAAGGTACTGGTGTTATCTCTGAGGAATCAGACGAACCAAGACTTGCACCTGAAATCGCAACATATGCTAACGCATTATCTAAACTAAAACCATTAGGTTAATTTAAAGGAAAATAAAAATGTTTCAATCAGAAAACTTACAAGAAAAGTGGGCGCCAATTCTAGAGCACAGCGATTTACCAAAAATCGATGACAACTACAAGAAAGCGGTTACTGCAGTAATTCTTGAAAACCAAGAAAAGGCTCTTAAAGAAGATAGAGCAACTCTTGAAGAAGCTGCACCTTTAAATGCTACTGGGGCACCTATTTCTAACTGGGATCCGATTTTGATTTCATTAGTAAGACGTGCTATGCCAAATCTCGTTGCTTACGACATTTGTGGCGTTCAACCAATGACTGGCCCAACTGGATTGATTTTTGCTATGAAAGCAAGATATCATGACGATGTAAACGCTGTTAGAACTGCAGAATCAGAGGCGCTTCACGGAGAAGCAAGAACTGGTTACTCAGCAACAAATCAAACAGACTCTACTACAGTTGGTTCAGACCATTCAGGCGACCCTTTCAACAGTTCATATGCCTCACAAACTACAGGTGGAATGAATACAGCTAGTGCAGAAGCACTAGGTGATGCTTCCAACAATCAGTTTGCTGAAATGTCATTTACTATTGAGAAGGCTACTGTAACTGCCAAATCCAGAGCATTAAAAGCTGAATATACACTAGAACTTGCACAAGACCTTAAAGCAATTCATGGTCTTGACGCTGAGTCAGAACTCGCTAACATTCTATCATCTGAAATCCTTGCTGAAATCAACAGGGAAGTAATCAGAAGCGTAAACAACCAAGCAAAAACTGGTGCTCAAGGCACTGCTTCTGCTGGTACTTTCAACTTAGATGTTGACGCTAACGGTAGATGGTCAGTTGAGAAGTTCAAAGGTCTATTGTTCCAAATCGAAAGAGAATCAAACTTCATCGCTAAAGATACAAGAAGAGGAAAAGGTAACTTTATCCTTTGTTCATCTGATGTTGCTTCTGCTCTTTCAATGGCAGGTGTATTAGATTACACTCCTGCTTTATCAACAAACTTGTCTGTAGACGATACTGGTAATACTTTTGCTGGTGTTCTAAACGGAAGAGTTAAAGTCTATATCGACCCTTATGCAAGTGCCGATTACATGACTGTTGGTTACAGAGGTTCAAATCCTTATGACGCTGGTATGTTCTATTGCCCATACGTTCCATTACAAATGGTACGTGCTGTTGGTGAGAACACATTCCAACCAAAAATCGGATTTAAGACAAGATACGGTATGGTTTCAAACCCATTCGTTGACACAGGTAACGTACAGGACAGAGATGGTCTTGCTACTGCTGGTCTTAACCAATACTACAGAAAAATGGCTGTTTCTAACATCCTATAAATCTGAAGTAATTGATTTTAAAAGGTCTCTTCGGAGACCTTTTTTTTTACCTAAATATAAGTATGGAAAATAAATATTATAAAGATGTGAAGGTTTTGGAAGGCCCATGGGCAAGAGGAATCTTTGAAGACGGTGTTGAAAAAACACATCAAATACTCGCTAGACGAGTCGTGACGACATTCATATCAGATGGATATCTGTGTGAAGAAGAAAAGACTAGAACCTACAGGTCTGATGGTGACTACCATGATACTACTGTTAACAAGAGGGTGATGAAGATAGATGATTGATATTAACAAATCAATATTAAACAAAAATAATTTTCGATTACTAATAGAGAAAGTTCCCACTGTTGAATACTATGTTCAGAGTGTTAGCATTCCTAGTTTATCGTTTGTTGAAGTAAGTGTACCAACAAGGATTGGTGTTAATGCTTTCTTCCCAGGCGATAAGGTTGAGTTTGGTAATCTAAGTGTATCATTTATTGTGGACGAAGATGTGTCTAACTATAAAGAGATATATGATTGGATGGATAGTATCATTCCTATATCAGACACAGTAGACTTCAGTACACTAACTGGTACTGAGAGAACTAATCTAGGTCAATTAGCAGATATCAATGATGACCTTCAACAATACTCACAGATTACACTAGTCACTAACACTAACAAAAACATCCCTAACAGATTTTTTAAATTCTATGATGCATTCCCTATATCGTTGAGCGGTATAGACTTACAAAGTGGTTCAGATGCTGAACCAGCTATATGTACAGTAGAGTTTAGGTTTACACATTTCGATATAGAAACCACTAGTTAATATCACCTTTTCGTGATATAATATATACATTATGACTTTAGATGAATTAAAGGCCCAATGGGCATTAGATTGTGAAATTGATGATATTGAATTGGACAATGCATCTCTCGAAGTTCCAAAACTTCATGCTAAGTACCAAGACCAACTCACTAATAAATTACTAACACTCAAAAATTGGGAGTTCAAATATGATGAACTTCTCAAAGATAAGTGGTTGTGGTATAATGGTAAGATGGATTCAGATAGAATCAAAGAACTGGGATGGGCAGATGACCCATTCGATGGTCTTAAGATTATGAAAAGTGACATGCAATTCTTTTACAATTCAGACTCAGACCTCAGAGAAATTAAAGCTAAAATTGAATACTTAAAAATAACCATCAACTTCCTAAAAGATTGTATGCAAAATATCACTTGGAGACACCAAACGATTAAGAATACAATTGATTGGAGAAAATTTATGGCAGGTCAATAAGATGATATTACGAAACAATATGTGCATTATCGAAAATGCATTTACAGACGATGAAGTCGAACAGATAAAACGAGTTGCAAAAGGTCAAGAAGAAGTTACAGCAATGATTGGAGACCCTGGCTCTGGTGGTGCAGATGATGCTAAAGTACGTTCGGGGAAAGTTAAATGGTTTATGAATCAAAATATGCAGAACTCAATTCCCGATGTGTATGATAAATTATTTAAACTTATAGAAGAAGCGAATGCAAGTTCTGAATGGAATCATAAAATTGAATTTGTCGAGAATCTTCAATACACCATATACAATGCTCCCGCTAAGACCAAAAGGAAGAAAGGAGACTTTTACACTTGGCACACTGATAGCGGGCCAGAACCTTTACCAAATGGTAAGATACGTAAATTAAGTTTATCAGTTCAATTGTCAGACCCCGAAGAATATGAAGGTGGTAATTTCCAATGGTTAGAACCTACTGAACTATTAAACGGTATGGGGAAAGGTCTTGGGATGAGGTTGGATATGAATCATGCTGTTCGAACAGTACCATTCAGTGGCAAAGCAAAAGGGACATGTATCATATTCCCATCCTTTACATATCACCAAGTAACACCAGTGACACATGGAACACGTGAAGCTCTAGTGGGATGGTTTGCTGGCGACACATATGTCTAACATTGTAAGAGTAGAGAAATGTGATGAAGTATTTCTAAGAGTCCATTGTGATAAAGGACTTTCTAGAGACTTGTTTGAATTTTTCTCATTTACTGTACCCAATGCCAAATTTATGCCGTCATATAAGAATCGTATGTGGGACGGTAAGGTACGACTCTTCTCAATCAAAACAAACAAAATTTATATAGGATTACTTCCATACATCGATGAGTTCTGTAGAGAACGAGGATTTGAGTTTGAAGGTGTCCAAGATGTTATAGGTGAGAAAACTAGAATAACAGATGAAGATGTAGACTTCTTTATCAATGGAGACGATTTAATTCCAGGCTTGGGACTTCCGTTTGCACCAAGAGATTATCAAATAGATGCATTTAAATCTACAGTACAGTATGGTAGACAGTTATTATTATCTCCTACTGCTAGTGGTAAGTCATTAATCATTTATATGTTATGCAGATGGTTTGAAGGAGAGGTGTCTCTACCCAATTGTAAGACTGTAATAATAGTTCCTACTACTTCTTTGGTTGAACAGATGACTAAAGATTTTCAAGAGTATGGATACAAAGAACCTATTTGTAAGATATACAGTGGACAAGAAGTATTTGATTCCTCTATAACAGTTACAACATGGCAGTCCTTTGCAAAAGCACCTAAAGAAGTATTACAATCATTTGATGTTGTGGTGGGGGATGAAGCACATCTATTTAAAGCACAAACACTCAAAGGTATCTTAGAGAAAATGAAAACTACTGCAATTCGTATCGGAACTACTGGTACACTTGATGGTAGTGAAGTTCATAGACTACAACTAGAAGGTTTGTTTGGGCCTGTCAAAAAGGTCATAACCACAAAAGATTTAATGGACGAAGGGACGATTGCAAATTTAAGTATAGAATGTGTCATACTTCGTCATACCAAACAGAAGAAAATGTCATACCAAGATGAGATGGATTATCTCGTAGGAAATGATAGTAGGAACGAATTTATATGCAATCTTGTCTATTCCCTTAAGGGAAACACCCTAGTACTGTTTCAATACGTAGAGAAACATGGGGTTGTCTTACACAATAAAATGATGAAACGCTTAGATGGTAAATTGCATTATGTCTATGGCGGAACCGATACCAAGGATAGGGAGAACGTAAGAGAAATCGTTGAGAAAGCAAATGATAACGTCATACTGGCGTCATACGGTACCTTCTCAACTGGTGTCAATATTAAGAAGATTGATAATGTAGTCTTCGCATCTCCTTCCAAATCACGAATAAGAAACTTACAATCTATTGGTAGGGGTCTTAGAAAGGCTGATGGTAAAACTGAAATGCGATTGTTTGATATATCGGATGATTTACAATGTGAAAATCATACTCTCAATCACCTTAAGGAACGTATAAATATATACAACGAAGAGGGATTTGTATATCAAATGAGACAATTTAACATTACATGAAGGCAAAAGATTTGCACACACCACAACAATATGAAGTAGTTAAACTTAAAATTGGTACTGAACTAGTTGCAATGACTAGAGACCGTGCTGATAAATTGGAGTTAACACTACCTATGTGTTACACTCTCACTCCAGCAGGAGACGGAACAAGTAACACCACGTTCTATCCCTTTGCACCAACCAGTAAAAACACTAACATAGTTATCGATAAAGAAGATATCATGTACAGGGCAGAAGTTAGTGAACAATTCATTCCCATTTATGATAAAGCTTCATCGTCTTGGGCAACGATGTTAGAAGCACAATCTATTCCCATTTCTACAGGACAAGTTATTAAGTCCCCATCACTTCAGAGAATGCACGAACTACTCGAAGACTACATGGGTAATGGTGAACTTGATGAAGAATGGGACGATGATGTACTTGATGTTAGTGAAACCCCCAAGACAATTCATTGAGCAAAAAATAATACTAAATAGTCTGCGTATAAATCAGAGTTATATTTGATTATACAATATTTTAATATACAACAACTAGGAAAATACCATGACAACAGCTACGATAGCTAAGAGCATGGTGCGAAAAACTAAAGAGATTAGAGAGAGTAAGCAAGTGTGTGTTCTCTGTGATGTTATTGAATTTCTAGCATTCATGACTCTTCCCTTTATAGTACCATTTATGATAATGTATTTTACATTATTGAATTTCTAATGCGAATACTTATACTTCTTACCGTTTTAGGTTCATGGGCAATTCTATATGACCGAGACCCAGGCTCGTTGCGGTCTTTAAGAAATGCCACAGAGTTTAATAACATGCTCCCAAACACATGAAGAAGTCATCCAACCTCAAAGACCTCATGGAGATAGGCACGTTAGTATCTATCTTCATGATATCAATTATATCTTTGATGGAGGTGTAATATGTACGTCCCTTGGTTTACCAAACCCGAGACTGAAAAGAAAGTACTTCAGATAGTCAACCTCTCACCCAACGAATCAGTTATAGAAAAACTAACAGATGTACATCCCATGAAACAAATCTTTTGGGCAAGTATAGTACAGGTTTGTGTATTCGGTTTTATGATGCTTTCGTTCGCCATCATCAATACATTCGTCCAATGAACACACTATATAATATAGTAAAACGTAAATTTGCAATGTCTTATGAACCGTCTTATATGGAGATATTATTTCACTTCATAGTAACGATGTTTTTGGGAATGATTCCGCTACTTGTATTATTTCTAATCGTTAATCTCTTTATATAAGCTTCCCTGTGGGGACATAAGCTACTTTATCACAGATTTTCTAATCCACAAGTGGCTTTTTAAAAAAACTTATCTTTTTTATTATCAAATAATTTCAAAAAGCCACTAGGAATCCTATAACTAAGGAGTATAATGTATACATGACTAAGAAAAAAGACCCTAAAACACAGGCGCATTACGTCAACAACAAGGACTTCACAGCGGCAGTTTCTGAGTATGCAATTGCAATCAAAGAAGCGAAAGAGTCGGAAGGAACTCCACCTCAAATGTCAGAGTACATAGGAGAATGCATCTATAAGATTGCAACAAGACTATCTACTAGACCCAACTTTATCAACTACACTTATAGAGATGAAATGATATGTGATGCAATCGAGAATTGTATTCAGTATCTTGGCAACTTCAATGTAGAAAAATCAAACAATGCATTTGCATATGTTACACAGATTTGTTACTATGCTTTCTTGAGAAGAATACAGAAAGAAAAGAAACAAGTGTACATCAAACAACAAGCAATTGATGCTACTTCACTCACACTCGATGCATTTGATACAATCGATGGAATACACGACCCTACCTTGACCAACACTAACGTGGAATGGATGCAAGAGAATATGAACAGGGTTGCATACGAACCAAGGAAATCAAAAAGAACAAGGAAATCTACAAAACAAAACTCACTAGAGAAATTCGAAGATAAATGAAGATAGCGATATTAAATGACACTCACTGTGGAGTGAGAGGTGATATGATTGAGATGTCTAATTATCAAGGACGTTTCTATAATGAAGTGTTCTTCCCATACTTAGATGAACATGATATCAAACACATCATTCACATGGGTGACTACTTCGATAGAAGGAAGTATATCAACTTCGCTTCCATGAAAGCAAATATCAAACACTTCATTGAACCTATGACTGAACGTGGTATAACCATGGACTTAGTAATTGGTAATCATGACACATATTATAAGAACACCAATGATGTCAATGCTCCCGAATTACTTCTTTACAATCAACCAAACGTATCTGTTTATTCTGAGTGTGAAGTTAGAGAGTATGATGGATTTCCTATTGCACTTGTGCCATGGATTAATAATGATAACTATGCTGACTCAGTAGAATTTTTACGTTCAGCACCAGCATCTATTGCTATGGGTCACTTTGAAATAGAAGGTGCATTGATGATGCCAGGCATGACATGTCAACATGGACTAGACCATTCATATTTAAAACGTTTTGATAAAGTGTATAGCGGACACTTCCACCAAAAGTCGGAAGTTAAGAACATTCATTACGTTGGTTCACAGATGGAATTTACTTGGTCAGATTATAACGATAAGAAGTACTTCCATATTTTTGATACTGAAGACCAATCCTTAACTCCAATACACAATCCTATTACTATGTTTGAAAAAGGTTTCTATGATGACGCTAAAGAAACTTTTGAAACTATAAGTGAAAAGGATTATTCAAATTACACTGGTAAGTTTGTGAAAATTATTGTCGTCAATAAAGACAATCCGTATTGGTTTGATACATTCTTAGACAAGGTACATGCTGCTTCACCTTTACATGTATCGGTTGTGGACGATAATAAACATATGGATTTTTATGGAGATGATGATATAGAAGATGTAGAAGACACTCTAACTATCCTATCCAATTACATCGATGGATTAGAAATCCAAGGTAAGAAAAAGCCACTTAACGAATTGATGACAACGTTGTATAATGAAGCATTGGATGAACACTCTTATTTATGATAAACTTCAAAACTGTGAGGTGGAAGAACCTTCTTTCATCAGGCAACAAATATACTGAGATACAATTAGACAGAAATCAGACAACCCTAGTATTGGGTGAGAACGGTGCTGGTAAATCCACACTATTAGATGCATTGTGTTTCGGATTGTACGGACGTGGATTTCGGAATCTAAAAAAAGACTTATTGATAAACTCAATCAATCAAAAAGAAATGATAGTGGAGGTTGAATTTTCAATTGGCCGAAGAGAATACAAAGTAATACGTGGTGCAAAACCTAACAAATTTGAATTATATGTAAATGATATGTTGGTAGACCAAGACGCTACGGTTAAAGACTATCAAGAACATTTAGAAAAGAACGTACTCAAAATGAGTTACCGTTCATTCACACAGGTTGCTATCTTGGGGTCAGCAAACTTCACCCCATTCATGCAATTGAAATCGGCAGAGAGACGTAAATTAGTCGAAGACTTGTTAGACATTTCAATCTTTAGTACCATGAAAGACATTCTAAGAAAGAAAGTATCCGCACATAAGATAGAGTTGAAAGAAACTAACCATGAAGTTGAACTCATAGAAGAACGTGTGAGTGGTCTCAACGAACAGTTGGAAGCACTGAGAGAAACAAGAGAACTTAAGATTCAAAAGTACGAAGGTACTGTACAAGAAACGCAAGATAATATTGATACACTACTAGAAAAGGTAGGTGTTAAAGAAGAAGATGTGGTAAATAAGCTTGAGACCATATCAGACAGAGACCCACAGGGGGATAGACTTAAACAAGCAGAAGCAGTAGAACAACAACTTATAACTGCACGTAAGAAAGCACTGAAAGAAATAGAGTTTTATGAAAACCACGATGATTGTCCAACATGTAAACAGGGGTTAGACCATGAACACAAGACGAAACACATTGAAGAGAAGAAACTTAAGTCAGATGAAATCAAGGAAGCGCTGCTTTCTCTTGACACCACCCTCGAAGATACCCGAAATCGATTGGCGGAAATCACAGAAGTCCAACGAGAAATAGAATCCATTCAAAAACAGAAAGGTCTTTTACAAACTGAGATACTTTCAAATCAGAAGTTCATTACAAAGATTCAAAAGGAAATTGAAGAACTCAAAATAGAACAAAATGTAAGTTCTAATGTCCATGAACGAATCGAAGAATCAGAAGATACACTAGAGATTCTACACCAAAAACATAAGACACTAGTAGACCAAGCACACTACTTTGATATTGCTTCTACTCTATTGAGAGACCAAGGAGTAAAGGAAAAGATTATTAAACAGTATGTTCCTGTTATGAATAAGATGATTAACAAGTATCTTGCCCAATTAGAATTCTATGTTGGGTTCGAACTCAACGAAAGTTTTGAAGAGACTATCAAGTCAAGATTTAGAGACGTGTTTAAGTACGACAACTTCTCACAAGGTGAAAAGATGAGAATCGACTTATCACTTTTGTTTACTTGGAGAGCAGTTGCACGTATGAAGAACAGTGTGAACACTAACTTGCTTATACTTGACGAAGTGTTTGATTCATCACTAGACGTTAATGGAACAGATGACTTCATGAAACTATTAAACACCTTGACGGAAAAGACTAATGCATTTATAATTAGTCACAAGGGAGATGCACTGTACGACAGGTTCGAGAATGTAATTCGATTCGAGAAACATAAAAACTTCTCACGACTGGCGGAATAGGATAAATAGTAATATGAAAAGTTTTTCCGAATTTAAATCACCAAAAATAGAAGATATAAAGTTAGACTTACCTACAATAAGTGAGTTGACTGTATCCCCATACTACACACAGAGAGGTGTAGCAAATCCATATTATGATTTGGATATCAGTATGGATGCCATCACAGCACAAGTTGGTGAGGGTGATATTAAATTTAAGAATGTTGAGAGTGCAAGTGGACAAGAAATATTTTCTGTAGGGAATGGTAAGTTTTTTTTCCAAGTAGAAAAGAATGGAAGTGACACTCCATACTATGTAAGGACTACTAAGAGTGCTGTTAAATCGCACTTAGGTATGGGTAAACGAAAGGATTCGACAGCTTCATCTAATGTCAATGAGTTATTATCTGTATATTTTTTAGATAAACCCAGTGAGATGAAAATGGACTCCGTGGAATGGGAGATGGTAGTAGGTAAGAAGTCAGGCAAGACTGGTGTGTTACTTGGAGACGGAAGTTCGCTTACCTATGAGACCATGATTCAGTTGATAGATAAAGATGAAACTGCACAAAGAGACATCAAGATTGGTCAACACAATGCTAGAGCAATTCTCCAAGACTTAAGTGGTCAATCAATTAAGGATGTATACTGGACACCACGTGGAAAGCCAGGCGGTATCTCAGATAAGAACCCTTCAGATGTTATGGTTGAACTTTCGAGTGGAACATTTATAGGATACTCCAACAAAATTGCTGCTGGTAAAGATATGACACCAAAGATGAATGCATCTGCTGTCGCACAGTATGGTAAACTTAAGGATTCAAAACAATTAAAATCAGTTATGAATCACATTGATGTTGCATGGGATGAAGCAGTCAATAGTGTTAAAAACAAAGAAGTGCAAAAAGAGTTGAAAGTTAAATGGACTTCTAAAGTTAAGAGAGAGAAGTACACAGAAGGTGGTTCAAAATCTTCATTCTATAAGATAGGTCAACTATTTACTAAACATGGGTTGAGTTTTTATGCAGAAGATTTCTATTATCCATTTAGAAATTCTGTTATCCAACAGATGTCAAAACACTTGTCTAAACCAAACAACCTATTATACATGTTGAACACTATGGGGTATTACACTTATCCCGATGCTAACTCTACACCATGTCCATACAAGTTATTGATTGGTTCAGAGAGTGGGTCGAAGATGAAAGACGTAGGTGCTAATGAAGAATTAAAAGCAGTATGTCTCGATGAAAATCCTAAAAATTATGGGAACATCAAAGTCAATTACGTGAAGGGACAACAAAGTTTTACTTTGTCGTTTGTATATAAACCACTGAAGAAGTATTGTGAACTTCCCATTACCATGAGGACAAGGGCGTCCGGCGGATGGGCAGGTAAAGCATTATACATGAGTTCTTCAGGCATTAGGATTAAATAATGTATCAATTAGTAGAAGAAGCGAGTAAAGTATTAAGGACACGTCCAAGTGATTTTGATTTTGAGACAAGGGAAGACGCTGAAGAGATAGAGAGCAAATTGTCGGAGACCATGGAACAATATGGTGGTCTTGGTCTGAGTGCAAATCAAGTGGGACTAGATGCTAGAGTTTTTGTCATGAGAACACAGGACGGTATTCAAGCATTCTTTAACCCCGAGTTAACTAAAGTGTCTCAAGAAACAGACTTAATGAAAGAAGGGTGTTTATCGTTCCCCGATATATACCTTATGATTAAGAGACCCAAAGTGTGTGAACTCAGATGGAATAACGCTAAGGGAGAAGAACACACACAACTATTTGATGGTATCGGTGCAAGATGTATTCAACATGAACTAGACCATCTCAACGGTATCTTGTTCCTACAAAGAGCAAGTAAATTGAAATTAGAACGTGCTTTAAAATCACGTCCTAAAGAAAAACGAAAAAGACTAGATTATGAAAAACGACAAGCATATGCAAGATTCATCCAAGAACAACAGGAAGCTCAATCTAATAACTCAGAACGAGATGACATCTCCGCAAGAGAACCAGCATCTAATTCAGTGGTTTAGAGAAAACTTCAAAAACCTTCAAAGTGTTGGTGACGGTTCTGATTACTTTGGAATCAATATCATACACATACACGACCATTATATAAGGACACTCCTTAGACGAATTCAATTTGATTCAATCTCTACCATCTACAAAGATACTGGTCAGAGAATGTATCCCGAAATGTGTATTATGACAGAGTGGCCAATCGGTGGTTTTCAAGACCCACATAAAGATACCTACTCTTCAGCACAACTTCAATATGGTTTAGATGACGCTAATGCACCACCTAGAAGAGAGTGGACTCTTATACTAAATCTCAATAGCAACTTTGGTGATGGTAAGACATACTTCCCCGATGATGACTATACACACGACCCTGTATCGGGACAAGGAGTTCTGTTCCAAGGACTTTATCACGAACATGGTGTACAGAAGGTTCGAAGATGTCCTCGTTACACTATCGCCATGTGGTTCTCAGGCGACACAAACAACATGATGACCGACATGGTCACAGATGACCTTAGAGAAGACCAATTTTCTTTACTAGGAATGCAATTACCCACTAGACAAAGCCAGTAACTTTTTGATACTATAGTATCTGTTGGATTGATTAAGTCCTCGTAGCTCAACTGGATAGAGCAACAGCCTTCTAAGCTGTAGGTTATAGGTTCGACTCCTATCGGGGACGCCAATCCAAAA